ACGGACTTGATAAATCCGCCGACGTTTGAGAGATGCGCACTGAGCTGTGACCAAACAGACTCCGAAGCAGGCATATAATGTTTATGCGTGCTCTGCAAGAAAGGGTCAACAGCCTCTCGCATCCTCCATTCAATGGTGAGGGAAACGGTGTAATCATTTGTGGCAGTTGTGGGTCCGAAGACAATCACAATTGGTGTCATGGCTCGGTAAAGTTCATCGGATAAGGCATAACTGCCGGACATCCAGAGAAACTCAGAGTGAGCCACGGCATCCAAAGGATAACTGCACACACTTATAGGCTTGGTCATCGTCTCGTAGGCGGAGAACATACGGAGATTGCGACGTGTCTGAAGACCGTCGGCGATACTATTCCAGTTCGTCCAGCCCGCCAGCCGATTAAGAGGCTGGGTGACCGCGCCGGCCCAGACGTTCCCGGTAGGCAAAACACCTGAAGCAGACCCCGTACACGTTACTTCCATATGAAGGGAGTGTAGTGAACAGGACTTGGTCTGTGGTGAAACGCCGTTAAACAAACGGGAAACCTGGGCAACTTCAGTAACACCAGGCACATTCGTGCCCACACCGGTCACAGCTACCGCGGAGGACAAGTGTTCTCCACCGGAGCTACCATGTGTGCCCTGTACAAAGGGACCGATCAAGGTAACCACGTTCTGACCAGAAGTGTTTGACTTCTCGTAGAATGTCACGCGTTCCTTGACGACCGTATACGGAGCACACGATCTAGGACCAGGTAAGTGGTTCGAAGAACGGGCATCATAACGGGCAAGAGCACTTCCAGGTCCATTGGAACCCCGGTTGTGCGGCTTTGCTCGCGCCATCGGAACAGGCTGAGGTACACCAGGTGGTGAACGGAGCTGTTTCGATTGGTTGTTGGCCTTCTTCTTCGGAGCTGGTGTCATCGTAAGACGGCTGAGAAGATGAAAAGAGGCGAAAGAAATTGATGAGTGACGAGAATTGATCTCGAACGTAGAAGAAGTAGTCACCTATCATCCAAGATGGCCACACGTGGCCATCGCAGGGACTCAGAGGTCCCCAAGATCACCGATCCGTTCCGACTCCCCCTCAGACAGAAAGAATCTATTGTGAGAGGGCTCGAGCAGATGCTCCGTAGCCATTTCTGCAATATTTTCCAGAATCGATATGAAATCGTCTGGCGAGGATGCGTCATCAGTTGGCCCTCGTAGCTGTGAATTGTAACAGCAAGAGACTAAAACTTTTCGCACCTCGAGCGTCGAAACAAAAGGTTCGGAGATCTTGGTTCCTGTCTTGAAGACAGAGTCCAATCGCCTTCGGGGAATCCTTTTGAGGGAATAGGCCGGACGCTCTACGTATTGTAGCGTCTGGGCCGTATTAATTTCGTCAGCTACTCGTCGGCTGGCGATAGGATCCTCAAAACGGACTTCTCGTTCTCCTCGTATCGGCTCATAAGGGCTTCTGAGGACCGCAATACCAATGCGATCCTCAGTGGTAGGAAGGGAGGCAGTCTGTGCCTTACGAGCAACTGAAAGTCGCTCCAGACCAGTTGTAGGGTACTCACTGATCTCCTTCCCGTCGAAATCCTTGAGCAGCTGATGGGAACGTCCGGCCA